CCGTGGCCGCCCGATGCCGGATACCGTGAGTTCCGATGTGCGGAACACCGGCACGGTCGAGGATGCGCTTCCAGCCCTGGTAGTAGGTATGCTTCGGCAGCGGTCGCGAGGGCTTGAAAATCGCCGGGCAGACAAAGGGAGATTCACCGAACCGCGGTGCGTTCGTCAACAGGCGCACCGCCTCCTCGCTCATCGGCTTAGAGATGCCGCCAGTTTTGCTGTCAGGCCAGACAATCCGTCGATTCTGGAAATCGACCCACTCCCAGCGAAGCGTCAGGATCTCGGACATGCGCGCGGCACACTCGAACTGCAACCGGATCGCAAGGGTCAGGGTCGGGTGCTCCAGGCCTTCCGCGTCTGCTCGATCTAGGTACGCGTACAGCTGAGACAGCTGCACGTCGGTAATAAGCCGGGTTTTGCCCTTCTCGGTCCCTTTTCCCGCTTCTTCATCAGGGCGACAACATCCTGGCGCGTGACATCCGGGACCTTCATGCTGCCCAAGGCGGGGCCAATATGCAGCGAGATGTATTTTCGATTGCTGGCAACCGTGCTCGGCTTATTGTGCAGCTTTGAATAGTCTTCAATGAAGCGCACGCACAGTTCTTTCACGGTCGGCGCTTGCCGCGCCGCCGCCTTGAGTGCGCTCGGGTCTTGGCCGCGCCGCACCTCGGCCAACCAATCCTGAGCGATTGATCGGGCCTGTTCTACGGTCAACTCCCCGAACAGCCCGATAGCGGGTTTCCGGCGTTCTCCTGCATTCGTCCGATACTGGACCATGAACACCTTCCGCCCGGTCGGAGTCACCTTGCACAGGAAGCCGGGTACCAGCGTGTCAC